TGTAAACTGTTAGAACGTCTGGAAGTGAATCGTTTAGATCTTCTTCTGAAACGTGCATAATCTGTGCGTACTTACGTGCTGTCAATACGATCTCATCTAGAGTAGCTGATGCTTCTGGGATTGTTCCACCCTCTGCGACTACCTGTGGAGCGTCTGACACAAAACGTGGTACAGTTTTTGTGCGTGATGCCATGTTTTCACGACGAGCAAAGCGCTCAACTGCTGAATTAGCAACTAAGTCTTGGATTACATTCGAACCCTGCTCTTCGAGAATATAACCATTGGCTTCTGTTAAATCTGTTCTTGCCATGTTTGTTTCTCCTATTTTTAAATTAAATTTGAATTATGTGAAATAGATTATCGTCTAATACATCTATGGGTGTAAGTCCAAACGTCCATTTGGATGCTTATAGCCCTATTATACTAGATAATAGATTATTTATCTACCTAAAACAAGCATTGCTTGCTTTTCTGATGCAGATAATACTTTATTTACTGGCTTTGAGTCTGCAGAGTCTGCTTTCCCTGCCACCAATAGTTTTGGATCAAATATTTCTGGAAAGTCCGTCTTTATTTGTTCCATTTGCTCTTCGAATCCAACCAGGTTGAATTCTTCATCAAGAGATAATGCATCAAACTTGATAAATTTTAATAATCTGTCAGAAGGTCCAACATATTGCTTGGAAATTTCTTGAACTACTTTTTCCTTAAGCAATCTGCTTGAGAATTTAGCGTTTTCTTCTTTGAATCTCGTTATTTCTGTTTCTAACGCTTCTTTCTCTTCTCTAAACAACTTTGCATCTTTCTTAGCACGATCAAGAGCGGCTAAGACAGCTGCTGGGTCCTTGATCTCCTGGGACGTACCATCCACTTGAGTTTCTTCCATTATTGTCCTATCTGATTATTTCTTTCAGCTGCAGCTTGTTCCACAGCCAAATTATTTGCGTTTACGCCTGTTGATTGTAAAGATATATCTTGTGTTGTTCCAGTTGCCACCATAGATTCAGCAGAAATCTGTGTTGCTAGCTCTGCATCATAACCTAATTCAAGAAGAATTTGTTCTAATGGCATGCCAACGCTCTTCTTACGAACGGCAACATCCCATCTATCAACTTCATCAACTGTTTCAGCATTTGACCAATCAATATCGATTACTGCAGAAATTCCTTCAATCTTAAGCATGAATAAGAATAGATCTTTCCATGTTGATTCAAGTGCCATTTGACGATTAAGAACCTTCTTTGTCAATGGTGCTTCTGATACACGCAAAGCTTGTCCAGAAGGAATATAACTTCCACGCATAAAATAATGTGTTGGAGTTGATGTAATTGCAGCCATTTGATTAACAAATTCATTTACAGGCTCTGTAAATGTCTTTGGATCTGCAGCTGGGAACTGTCCAACAGTTTGAACGCCTTGGAGATACCAAAGCTCTCCTGGACCGTTCTTTAATGTTCCAATATTTTCTCTTGCTGTATCATCTTCAGAGAAATCATCCATCTCTGCTGCGTTGCCACCATTAGACAATGCATAACGCTGTGGAGCACCCTGATAATCTACTGTCATCATGTGAGTATTTACCAGCTTGTTAATAGCATCTTGCGGACCAAATGCATCTGCATGCTCTGGACGGCCATAAGGCTTGTGTGTGCGGAAATGGAATACAGGTACTTCGCCCCATGGATTAGCAATTGTCTCTGTTAGGATAAAGTTTGCTCCTTGTGGAGTTCCCATGTTCTCAATTTCTCCATATCCAGCATATTTTTCAATACGATCTGGATAATAAAGATTTAAATGTATTCTCTTTGTGTCGTAATCAGCATATTGCCACATTTTAGCTGCAAACAGCTTCTTGCGTGGGTTCTCTTGATCATAAACAACTACAGTTGTAAGCGGTGAGTTGTAATCAATTGCAAGCTTTCCATTTTCATCTGGCCAAACTATTGCATATGAATCTCCATAAATAAGAGTGTTTCTATGAATCTCATTAATATCAAGCTTAATGTCTGCTTGTTCTAGTAGGCTTGCCATGTATTCATCGGCTTGTGGCGAACTTGTCTCAACTTGATCAATTTCCAAACGATTTAATACTGCATCTACTACTGTCTTGCTAAAATTAAAGCGAAAATCGCTCTGGTTCTTTTGAAATAGCTTAAACCATCTCTGATTTAAAAAGACTTCTGGCTGTGTGCCTTCATAATACGTTTCAGCACGGTTGTATCCGTCTTTCTTTGTCAAGATATAGTCTAAGGCTAATCTAATATCATCAATCATATTTATCTCCTCAGATAGTTAAGTTGTTTGGCCATTACCTTTGGAGCTTTATTGTCCAAGAAATAAAGTACGCCAGACACTACCGCATCAAGAACGTCATCGTGAGAGATCTTTGGGAAGGCCCACATCTGTTCTTCCAACGCAGGAAAATGTGCGGTGTGTCTAATTTTTCCTTGTTGGTAAAAGTTCAAAGCTTTTCCTGCACGGATTTGCTTTGAAACACTTTGTCTTATAGATCTATATTTTACAGGAATATTTTTAAATACATCCTTCCATAGATCACCACCTTGGTTTGTTTCTACATAGATAACACCTGGTTGGTATAGGTCCACTAAGCTTGCGATTCTATCAGACAATTCTGATGGAGATACCTTTATTTGAAAAGCTTCTCGTACATAAATGTTGTCATCATCGCCTCTGGACAATACAGCTATGCCTGTATAGTCAGAAATCTTGTTCTTTGTTACAGCTGGGTCAATGGAGATAATTGTATTTCCATATTCCTCTAAATCTCCAATAATAATATCCTGTTCTATCCAGAAATTGCCATCAGCATTAACAGGTCTGTTCATATAGTTCTTAGCAAAGTCACGCAGATGGCGTTGTGACTGCAGCCACTCTATAGGCCACTTCTCAGGCCATACGGAGCGTTCTGAGCCATCTTCAGCTGTCATGATGGCTGGGTAGTAGTGAACGTCTACGTTCTGGTCTGTAATCCATTCTAGGGCTTTGTCTGTCTGTCCTTCAGCATGCTTTCTAAATTCATCCATCATAGAGTTAGGCATAGTAGTAGTTCCTACAATAATCATACGAGCATATATATTCATAGGAGCAATATCATCAAAGACAGTTCTACGCTGTTGTCCTGCCTGATATTCAGAGTAATTCTTCTCACCCTTCTCAATATCATCCAAAATAATTAAATCTGGACGCTGTCCAAAGACTTTCTTACCAAGAGAGTTAGTATCAATTCCATTTGCATCAAATATAAAGTTATTTTGCTGAACAATTCTCCAAGAGTTGTTAGCCATGCTTCTACCAGTACCCGCTAGTTTTGGAGTACATAGCTCTGGGTAGTCTGCTCTCAAATATTCATTTGTATCAAGTTCATTTTTAAAAGTCATCAAGTGAGTCTCAGCCTGAGAGGCAGCATCAGAGAAGGCTGCTACGAATTTAATGTGACCATGAGCGGCGGCCCATAGTGGCAGAATCAAGAAGATCCAAGTAGACTTGCCACATTCTCTAGGTGCAATAAATGCATCTCTATTTTGCTTAGGAGCAGTTGGCTTATGTATCCAAGTTTTACCATATTCAGCCAAAGCCCAGTGAAACTCAGAAAGAGTAAGTTCATTATTAGAGTTTTTCAAGTGATGTGGCAAATATAGCAAAGCAAAGAGCAATGGATCAAATTTAGTAAGTTCTATTCTGCCCTCAGATATGCCTAGCAATTGAGGATTGATATCTGCTAAATACTCTTCTATAGACAATTATTTCTTCTTCTTACGAGATACAACAACTTTTCTATTTTTCTCTTTAACTTCCATACCTGCAGACTCAGTTTGCTTTTTCAATTGAGAATATTTCTCTTTTGTTGTAAGTTTCTTCTTTCCTGGCATTTTATCCTCCTTATTGGCATAACATCTAATTTTACTGTAGAAATTTATCTAGAGTAACAATAATCATAAAACAAATCTAATATATATATTGGGCGGTGCCCTTTCTCATGGAATTATCTTGGATTAGATAGAACATTGTCTTTAATTAAATTGTTTCTTGCCTTTGCTTCATTCAACATATCTACTATAGCAAGATCAGTTCCATCTTTAGATCTATTCTCATTTATATTAGTAGACTTACCTTCAATTAGATTCATTGTCTGAATTGCTTTATGAATAGCATTTGATAGTTTATTTATATCTTCTGCCAAGAGATCATCTTCATATAACTTCTCTACTGATCTATCTATTACTGCCTGTGCCGCCAATATTTTCTCATTGTCTTTATAGAATATATCTAAATTCTTACTCATAACCGCCAAAGAATTGGCGGAAGGAAGATCTAAAGATCTTTGTACATAGAATTTCTTAGCAGTATGATATGACTTAGGATACCCTAAATATCTCATAGCAGGGCCAATGCCCATTTCATTTGCACATTCAATAAATTCGCTTATTTGTTCTTCATTAAATACTGGATATCCCATTTAAATCTCCTTATATGTATGTCTATTTGTCGACATATCTGTATATTGACATATATTTGACATTATGAACGCATCTTTGATAGGATTACTATACATATATCAATAACTATATCGTGCCAAGATAACATCATCTGTTCTTTGTCTTCTTCTTATTCTTCTTATTTAATGCTTTTACTGCCTTATAACCAACAGCAGGTCTTTCTCTTCTTATTCCATGACTGTTAGTATCTATAACTATCTTAGTCTTTTGGTCTTCTCCGCCCATTATTCTACTTCTTCCAATAAACTCAAGAAATTCTCCAATTTCTCATCTACTTCAAATGCCATCCTATATTCATAGGTGTGATTCTCATCATATATTTCTAATGTCATGCCTAAAACTTCTATATCTGGTCTGTACCAAAGGTCTTTAGCGTAAGGAAATAGCTTCTTGCCTGCCGTCTTTTCTGTCAAGAAATCTCTTGGGTCCATTAAATGCTACATCCTATCATTCTATGGATAATTATACACCTATAAATGAAGAATGCCCTAGCAGAGTTGCGGAACTCTCAGAAAGGCTAGGGCATCCCTATAGGGTAGGTGAAGCCGAGAAAATGAATTAAAACCGCTTCACGACTTATATTCTATCATTTCTTAGGTAAAGAAGCAATACGTAAATACTGATCTAATATTGGAAAGTTCCAATTCTTATCATTCTTGATGGCTCTTGCAATTAGCTTATCAAGGAATTTATCTATTGCCTCCATAACCTCTTCATCGCTCATTGTTTGGATTTGATCCATTGTGTGGTCTCTCCAAAAAGAACCAATGAATGCTGGCTCTTTATATGTAATCCCTCTTGTTTCTAGAGTTCTTACTTTATTCTTTCTTATGGGTGGCTTCTTAACCTTACCTGACTTATTGGGTCTTCCGACCATTTCTCATCCTCCTAATTGCTGCTAATGATCTGCTTCTCCAACATGGTCGACAATATATGTTGTGCTTGTCTAGGGAGTTTGATCTCTTGCCAAACTGGCTTATGGGCTTTTCTAAGCCACAATCTCTGCAGACCTTAGACATAACCTCAACCCTAGCATGTGCGTTCTTCCTAGAGGCGTTGTAGCCCTTGTAATAGGCACTTGTGCAGGTCTTGCATCTAAAGGTGTGACCATCTGATGTTTTGGTGTTTTTGTGAAAATTATCAAAGGACTTTTCTACTCCACATACTGAACATGATTTCATTTTTGAATACTTCTACCTTCCTTGTGTTCTAATGTTTTAGCCCAATGGCATTTGCTACAAAGGGTCATTAAATTGTTTATATTGTTATTGAATCTATTGCCATCTATGTGGTCTAGTTCTAACTTCTCTGTTCCGCCGCACTTTTCGCAATAGTCTTTTCTATTCTTTCTTGCATGGTATTTGCAATTACTACATCCTGATGCCCAAATAGCAAAGCCATTCTTGGTTTTGCCCTTTTGCTCTACAGGTGTTCCACAGCCGCATAGAGGCCTTGGTATTTCATTTGTTCTCATCGACCCAACCTATCTCTTTTCCTGGCTCCAACCAGCTTCTAAGGGTTGCTGCGCCACTCTGCATAGTTTCGATCATCTCATCTAATGTCTCTATTGCATCTGATAATGTTTTTATTGCTTGCTCCAGCGGTGCTGGTTCTTTAATTGGTTTCATTTCCACTCCTGGGCGGCCATCGCTCTAAACTGCACCAAAGAGAAGTCACTATTAACTACCTTTGGATTAATATTATTAGTAATAATAAAGGATTCGCTAGAATCCTTTATCTTTACATTGTTATATTCATTGTTAAGTTCATTGTTAAGTAATATTGGAGAGCATGGAGTATACTCACAGGTATCATCCATCCTACGATTAGATATTAGCCATCCTTTATCCTGCAATACTCTCTTAGCTTTTACAACTGTTGATGGCGCCAAACTAGCTTCTTTGGCTATTAGTTTATTACTTGGATATGCTGGCTTCTTGTTTTTCCAATTATAATGGTAGGCAATTACTAATGCAACCATCTTTTGTGGGCTTGTTAAATCAGATGCTAATATCGCATCTCTATACTTATAATAAGTCATAATCATCCTTTCTGGTGATGTATATGAATTATACTAAAGCTTTGTTATTATGTCAATCCTTTAATAATTGATCTAGTTTATTCTCAACTCTTGTAACTTGGTCTTTTAATGATGAGCCTGAATTGGGCTTAAGTTCTATTAAATAATGTTTAACTAAGGCTTTTATTCTTAGTTCCAGCCCAACTATTAAGGCAAGAATAGATGTGATTAAACCTATTACTTCTGTTGCGCTCATAATAATCCATTAATCATTCTTGCTCTATAGCCATAAGTACTTGCTGCTATCGAAGGCGGGTCTACAATAAAATCTGCAGGAGAAAGTTTCATAAAAAGCTTTGAACCAATATTATCTCCAGCGTAAGAATCATCCCAAGCTTCAGAAATTTGATCAGCCATTTCAGCTATTATTTCATCAACAGCATCGTATTTATCTTGAGATATTGATACGGCCATTACTGATTTATTGATTGAAGGCGATGGCCTTTTTCTTAGCTTTGCAATTTTTTGTAATGGAACGTAAGAATTTTCAAGTAATTCTTCAAGAATAGCTACCTGGCCAGCATTACCTACTTTATTAATGGCATTCTGAAAAATGCCAGCAATTAAAGCAGCATAATGATTTCCGTTAAAGTAGCCTTCTTTTGTTCTAGCCATTAGCTAATTGTGATTCCGTCTTTAAAAGCTGATGGAGCTGCTTGAGTAACTGATCCTTGCTTAGGAACAATCATTAAGCAACGGTATTTATATTCATAAACATCGCCAAAAGTTGTATACATTGGCATACCTTCAATTATTCTCCAGACAGCGCCAGATGCAGTTCCTATAGGATATACAAGTTGATTATCTTTATTTACTAAAGTTCCAATGCCGCCGTCATTTTGCAATCTAGCTTTTGTATGTAAACTTAATTCTCCTAAAGCATTATTTGAAACCCAGCAGTCAATAATTTCAGGATCCTGATAAATTATTTGCTCAGCTCCAGTATCTGGATCTTCATCAATTGTGTATCCACGATATATGGCTTTAAAAGTATATCTTCTTACTCCACTTAATTTCATGAATTTCTCCAACTGCTAATTTTTGGAAGTTGAAATATTTTACCTGTTCTGAAAGATCTGCTTTTTCTCCATGATAAACCACGAGATGCTATTACTGCCAATGGAGCTATCCATGGAGCATACATATCTGAGTTAAAGTTTACAAGGAAATCAGTTTGTCCTTGTGAAGTCATAGCAACCTGATTCCAAATTACATCTTCATTGTCAACCATATAGGCAACCTGATAAGAAGTCATCTTATCTAGCAAAAGCAAGTCGGAAGGGTTTTCTATATCTATCTCGTCTTTGCCTACAAATGATTCAACTATTCCTTGAGCTTTTCTTATAAAAGCTTTCTTTTCATAATCTCTATCTATTTGTGTTATATCGAGACCAAAACCACGTTTTGTTGCTAATTTAATCAAATATTCTGTGTTTACAACATATTCAAGATCTACACCTGTGTATTCAAAAACACTTTTTACTGTACTAAACATTATCTGAAACTCCTTCCTAATTCACGAACTCTTAAAGTATGAGTTGATGTAAAATCTTTTTTATTTGTTCCGCCTAATTCAAGCTGAAGAACGTAATCTCCAGGGTAATTAAACAAGCTTCTATTAGTTGGCCACACAAAAGAAATCTTTCCTTCGACCAATCTAGTTTGTATAATAGAATGACCAGACAAGTCAATTTCTTCGTTGTTGGTGCCAAGCATTTTAAATGTAAATGTATCGTATATAGATAGATTTACGTCGTTTCCAACCTCATCCTTAATTTGAATAGACAAGGGTCTGTTTGGAATCTGTCCAATCCAATATTGACTTATCATGTTGTTTTAGCTCCTCTAATATATAGAACTGGTTCTATATTATGTATTTTTAATATAATTGGGTCTTCACCAAATGTTACCACACCGTGTGTCAAATCTGATGAAACTGCAATCATTGGTAATGCAAGTATGTTCTTACCTAATTCAACAATTCTAGCAGTTGCTATCATTGGCAATGACAAGTTTGATACAGACTTTAATGTCGATTGAAATACATTTCCAATATTTGCATTTGATATCATTGCTTCAGCATTTATGGAAATTGCTTTATCTGGTCTTGCTAAACCATTTGGCATTGCTGAATTGGCAGTCATTGCTTCTGATCTATAAACTAAACCAGTAGGTCTAATTCTATCAGATAACCACCAAAATGCTCTAGTGAGCAAGTTTGGTACATACACATTCATTGTAGGTGATCCGTGGCCTGTAATAAATTGTGCGAATGGCAATCCGCCACCACTGCCGACTCCACTTCCAGATGCAAATCTTCCTAGTCTATCTCTAGCTCTAGTAGCACTTGGCAAGCCTTTTCTGGTAGAAGATACTCTTTCTATTCTATTGTCATCATCAAATAGTAATCCAAGAATTCCAGAATAAGCATCACTGCTAAGTTGCTGACTAAAGTTATAGTCGCCGTTATAGCTCCAATACTTTTTAGTTCTTGTATATTCAGATTCAACAGGTGAATCTGTGCCAAGATAGGCTAGACTTGATGGTCCCTTAAGTTGATCTCTTTGTGCTTCTGTGATTAGGCCGTTATTAAAAGCAATATTAATCCAGTAATCTTGATTTAAATCAACTTGAAAATATTCATCTGTTCTATCCCAAAAAACTTCTGAAAAACATACAAATATTTTCCCTCCAACAGGTCTTCCATCCAAAACATCATTTTCATTTATAGCAATTGAGTGTGCATAATTTGCATATGGATTTGGAGTTAAAGTATTTTTCTTCCAATAGTTTAATGGCTGAGCAGTAATTATCTTTCCAGCATTTACATCTTGAAATGGTATTGCTCTTATGCTATTAGTTTGACGTGGACGAGAATTGCCAAGGTAGGTTTTATCTCTAAAATTACCAAATATAAACTCATCTCCTGGCTGTAAGCCATTCATTTTATATTCAAATCTATTATAGTGTCTATTAACTCCACCAAAATCTATAGTGTCTGAATGTTGATAATTTGCTTGATCTGTGTGAATATAAGATGCGTCATCTGTTAAAAACATTTCTGTATTAACAACTCTATGCCTCATATTATTAAATGTATCTTGCCAATATGCAGCAGATTGTCCGCCACTTACAGGCTGAACTGGATCATTTGCATCATCTGGACCATTGTAAATAAATTTATTTAATCCTTCATCAAATGTAGTTCTTCCAGTTAATATTGGAGCTCTGAAGTCAGAGAAATCAGTGTCGTTGTTTACAAGTTCATTAAAGATTGGAATTGTTTCTGCTTTATTGATAATCTTTAAATCAAGAGCTAGTCTTTCATTTGTAACAAATAAAGATAGTCCCTTGTCTACAGCAGCTCTTAATGATTTTAGGAAATCCTCATATAAAGCAACTTCCTTGAGCTGGAAGTACTCATCTGCATATTCTTCACGAATAAAGCTGTCTAAATCTTCAGAGTCTTCTGGATAATTAGCAAAGAATATAGCATCTATTTGTGTTAGATCTAAATCTTTTACAATATCAAGATATCTACGAGCTCCAGTAATTTCATTTCTATAGGCATCATTAACAATTAATGTACTTTGTTTTACAATATCGCTGTCGTTTCCCTTAAAGTCTCCAACTACGCTAACTGGAAATATGTCCCAGCCTTGGAAATCTTGCGGTGGTGTAAATTTAGAATCTTTAGTAGTCACACTTGAATCAAATGTAGATAGATAACCTTGATTGCTAATTCTAGACGGGTAGTATATAGTTCCATCTGATTCTTTTGGCCACCAGTATAAAAGCAATGCACGAGATCTATTGCCTTGAGCAAGGTGATCTTGAGTTGCATTAGCAGTGGCAGTCATCGGCTTAACTTTAATTGGCTTAGACTTTTGATAAGCTGTATAGTTTAGGCTTATATTTCTAGTATCTAAAAATCTTCCTGGATAAAAATTCCATGCTGATGTTTCAAAATCAGAATTCAATAATTCATCATTACTATTAAATCCTAATATATAAGGTCTAATAGTATTGGTTCCATCAAATCCAGGTATTCCTCCACCTACAGTAATTAACTGCCTGTCTAATTGACCATCAATCCAAATTTGAGTACGAAGATTATCTGATCTCCATCCTTGCTGTATGATAACATGATGCCAATTTCCATCAGCAATATTTTTTCTACCCAACATATACTGAGCTCTATTTATAAAGTTTTTTGGATGTGGAGCAGTAATTGAACCTGAGATGCCTTCTCTAAAAGTAAATGAACTTGGTGTAAAAGAATCTTCAGTTAAATATATTTGTCCATCATATAAACCAATTACACCAATTTTTCTTGAATTGTAAAGATAGCTACTCCAAAATCCGTGAGTTAAAATTTGATCAGATTTAGTAGTTTTTATGCTAAATTCAATATTGTATGGTCGTTCAGACCAGTTTCTACTAGTTCCTGGGAATGGAAACTCAATATTGTTTACACGAACAGCTTTTCTTTGATATGGGTCGTATAGTCCTGTAGAAAGAATTGCTTGAGGAGTATTTGATTGGCGAGTAGCAGTTGCTCTTGATAAATTACCAGTTGTATCCAAAGGTATTAAATCACCATTATCATCAAATGAATATTCATCTGGTTCAACAAATGCAAATTGTCCAAGTTCGCTCTCTATAGTATTAACTGTAGTTGTTGGAGTTATGTCCGATGTAACATCATCAAAGAAGGTTAAGAAGCCTCCACTAATTACAGAAGTGCTTGGTTGGTTAGGAAGGTTGCCAATTGTTCCTTGGATAGATTCTCTAGCTCCATCGAAATGTGCACCATAAAGTCTTACATACCAGTCATCATCAGAAAGCTGGAGATACGCTGGTGGCAATGGCAATATTGCATTTGAATTCATTGAATTTGCAAAAACTCGTGCGCCTTTAATTGTTACAATTCCAGGCATTACAAATGTTGCATCTAAAGCAGTTGCAGTAGGAACTGCAATGGTTCCACCACCAGTTGATATTGGATGAACCATTAATGCAGTTGCATCTAAATGATCAGCAAAATGCACTTCACCAATATTAGCCTGTGGATTATGGAATAATGCAGATGCCTCAAATGCTGTAGATCCATAATTTGCATCAATTACAACATTTCCACCAAAGTTTGGAAGTAAAAATAATCCAGATGCAGTTCCTGGAGCAGCGTCTAGTATTTGATCTGTTATAAATGTTGGCATCATAAATAATGCAGACGATGTTGCCTCATCCACAGACTGTATAGTACCTGTTCCAGCAATATTTGTAGGCATTGGCAAGGAAGCCGTAGCATTTGTATCCATTTCAAGTCTTAATGATTGCCATGCTTCAAATGCTTCTTGTGCTGTAAATGCTGTATTTGTTACAAATACTTCATCAATTAATGTATCTCTAGACGATGCGCCAGCTTGAATACCTGCAACACCAGCAATAATAAATTCACCATTGTCAGTCATTGCTGTAGAATTAGATGCAGTTATATGTTCTTTTCCGTCAATATACAATTTAACAGTGCTTGCTGATTTTACAATTGTAGCTAAGTGCCATTTATTATCAGAATAATTTGTTGTTCCAGTATAGGTTGAGACTGTATTATTTCCGTTTCCAGCAATAATTCTTAAATATCCGCTTGTAGCAAGCATCTGTAAAGAAAAACCGTTTCCATCAAGTCCACTAGTATTACGGCCACCAAATCCAACAATACCTTGCTGGTTAGTAGCATTTGCATTTTTAAATAATACACCAATTGTACAAATATCATCAGTTGAAAATGTTCCAGCAGCAAAAGAGTAAGACCCTCTAACTGTTTGATCTCTAGAAGTAAATTTAAAAGCTTTTGTATTTAATGAAACTTCACCTTGAGTATATCCTTTTGGACTTAAAAAAGGTGTGAGTGATATTTCAGCTGATCCATAATTTTTTGGATCACCAGATCCTTCATCTAAACGATAATCCATAACTGGATTTTTAGATTCAATATAATTATTAAATGCGCTATTGAATCTTACAACTGGTTCAGGCATAAATGCAGCACCCTGAAGAACTGATGGTGTTCCATAATCCCAAATGTTATTTATTTCAGTTGTACCAATAGCTGATGCAGTTGCAATAAAGAATTGAGATACAGAAAGAATATCTGTTGAGCCTGAACCATCAAATTGAAAAAAATCTAATGAGAGATTATGATTCATTGCAGTAGTACCAATAGATGTACCATCAACCCATAGTTGCATTGTGTTTGAAGACAATTTACCTACAACGAAGTGCCACTCTCCATCAGTAATGTCTGTTGAAGATGCTATTGTATGATCAGTACCACTATGAGTAATATTAAAAGTAATTCCGCCATCAGTATTATATGAGAAATTTAGAAGATCGGTGACACCAGATTTAGCAGCAGACATTATGAAGGCGTTATTAGAGGTTGGTTTAGCTAACTTTTTAGTCCAAAATCCTATTGTGAAATCTTCATCATTTAATAAAGCAACTTCTCCAGTAGTAAGAGCAGTTTGTTGAAAAATAGCTTGACTGGTCTGGTCCATTTTAAGTTCTCCAGAACCCTGCACACCACCAGTAGGATTATTTGTTGCACCAGCTGCCCAAACAGAAGCTCTAGTTGGCTCTGTTCCATAATTAGTTAATGTTTTATATTTATCAAATTTAAACCAGCTTTGAAGAGTTAATGTAGACATGTATAAATCTAAAAGAGTTGGGAAATATACTGTTGAGTTATAGTGGTCTCCAGATGCTGCGCTAGCAGTCATTGGAGATGCTACTAATACTGTTTCTACTGACCATGTAGGTGTTACAGATGTTGCTGAAGCGGTTCCAGCTGTGTCTGCAAAAGTTACAGATGCTCCAGTATTAAAATTGGCTAAAAGTTCTGCATCTGTTAACTGACGATCATATATAGCAAATTCATCTATGCGTCCTTTAAAGAAATTAGTACGAGTAGTTCTTGATATGCCTGTCCATCCAGAACCAATCATATTTCTTGTTGATTGATCAAAATTAAATGAAGCATCTAGATTTCCTGGGATTATTGCTGATTGTGCTATTCCATCAAGATATAAAAACCAATATTGTGTATTAACGCTAACAGCAACATGGTGCCATTTTCCATCATCAACTCTCGTTGGGGCAATCATTTGAGCGCCAGCATTCCATGTGCTATCTTGAACTAATTTTCCTCTATTTGCAGTATTTCCGCCAACTACTAACGAAATTTCTTTATGTGGTGATGTTGGTGATTGTAGTCTAAAAATTTCAAGTGGTGTTGATCTATTTGTATCAGCTTCAAGAACTTTAATCCAACATTCTACTGTAAATGAGCGATCATTAAATAATGAAAATTCTGGAAATGATGGTAAACTTCCATAAGAACTTGATCCATTAAAATATACAGCACGGCCATCTACATCACTTTGCTCATTAAGTAATAAGTCTACAAATCCTGGATTACCTGTAGTTGATTGAAGAGAACCAGAGTTGACAGGAGTACCTGCTGTTTCATTAAAACGATACCAAATCTTTGGACTTAGTGATGATACTTGCTCAATATATGATGGCATAAAAATAGGCTGCGGTTAGGCAGCCTTAACTCCTATCAATTTTTTTACTGGTGTAATACTTGAAATACTTGTTCCGCCAATTGAAATTACAGGAGCAAGAGAGAAGCGAGAAATAACTGGAGATGAAATTATCATATCAGAAAGGATCTCTACGGTTATTTTGTTTTCCACCATTACAGCGCCTGCTGAAAGTGGTCCCGCTTCTACTCTTGCGTCCATTTGCGTATTACCTTACGCTACAGTGATTCGAACAATACCAGTCGAATCCCATGTGATTGTAAAGTTACCATTGGTTGAAGACTGGTCTGAACCGAAATCTACATATCCAATAAGTGCTTTTGTACCAGCTGAAGCGCCTGAGTCATTATAAACTACTGCATGACGAGCAGTAATTGTTGAAGATGACCAAGTTACATCTGCTGCATCGAGAACGATTACGTTGTTTGTACCATCATATGTAGAAGTCTTTGAAGCCAAAGTGATTCCACCAGTGGTATAGCCTGTACCAGAGACTTCAAATGATGATACATCATCAAAGTAGTCATGTGTGTCCTGGTTAGGTGTGTAAGAAGATGATAGGAGAGCTACTTTAATAGTATCTGAATCCCAATCGATTTCCTTATTGAGTGCTTGCTTTAGGAAGTTACCGTATAGTTTTGATGGCATTTTTTATCTCCCTTACGCTGTCTTTTCGACGATTGCGAATGCATCTGCATCTGCAACTGCGAAACCACGGCGGATACGAGTCTTAAGAAGGACTCCGTCCTTTGTAAATTCTGCATCACGTGAAACAACTGACTCTACGCCACCACGAACACCATTAATAAGCATCTGACGGTTACCGACGATGAGCAATGCGTTTCCTGCTGGTGAATCTGTTGCTGCTGCTGATGTAGCTGCACCGTATGAAATTACCAATGGATATCCAAATAGAGATCCTGGTGTTCCTGCTAGTGGATCTGGTAGAACTAGATCGTTGTTACCCTTGATCATTCCACGAATTTCCTTAAGCATCTTTGGGTGAGCCATCCATACTGTGTTAGCTGCATCAAACTTTGATGAATCCTCAGCAATACCAAGGGCATTGTTAAGTTGTGCATAAGTTAGTGCTCCACCTGTTTGGATTAGGTTTGTTCCTGCAGATCCTGGTGATACTGCACGGTATAGAGATGTGAACGGCTGACCGTCATCTCCATCGCCAGCTGCTGTTACACCAAGGCATGCGTTATCGAATTTGCGAGCCCAACGGCTTGCCCATTCTCTCTTGTAAACTGTTAGAACGTCTGGAAGTGAATCGTTTAGATCTTCTTCTGAAACGTGCATAATCTGTGCGTACTTACGTGCTGTCAATACGATCTCATCTAGTGTAGCTGCTGCTT